CTTTGAGTGTGTGGAACCATGTTAGTTTCAAATACCGTTCAGACAACTTTCCTGATGTGATTGCGCCAGATGATTTGAATATAATAGACTATTTAGACGAGGGAACAGGCGGGGAAGCGTACAAAATGACACGGCGGATAAAGGACATATCCGAGAAGCTCCGCAAAGGCATTGCTGTTGTATGTATTCAGAAGTCATCACAAAAGCAGTTTGGATTTGGAGGGGAGGGAACAAAGAACACAGCAAGATTATATCTCACAATCACAGGACAGAATCGGCTCACCATAGAAAAGGGAAAGGTCTGGAGAAACAGGACGATAAATCCCAATGGCCTCTTTTGTGACTTTAAGCTCGTTGGAGGCTGTAAGTTCATCAAACAAGGGGAGTGGAAACAATGAAAAATCTATGGCGCGGATCGTTTAATCTGAAGCACGAAGTCTTTATCGAGTATGCCTATGCTTACTCTAAGAGACAAGCATGGTTCACCTGCTGCCGGCGTATAGCTGACAAGACCGGCGTGCATCCATCCGTAGTAATGAGAGAGTTCGATGGATCAAAAGACAACTTCAGAATCGAAATTGAAGTAGAGTTTGAACATGATAAAGTGGCTCCGTAAAGACGACTGGCGCTGGGCGAAAGTGATAGGCATATACCTAGGCCACCCGTGGGAATAAAAAAAGGGAGGCCCGAAGGCCCCCCGGTGGTGGTTATTGGTTGCCGGGAACATCAAAAGCATCCACCGGCTCGTATGGGTGCCGAGTATATGGTTTGTTGCGACGATCAATCCACTCGTCTAGTGTGTCGTACTCATTTCCGTCATCGTCGTACCCCTCGGATTGCAAAAATGATAGTTCTTCCTCGCGGAGCCTTTCGGTTGTTATCCCCTTCTTTTCTGCATATTCTTTGCGTGTCATTCTCTTTCCCCTTTCGTAGTTACCCTTCCCGGAGCCGCGCAATCTCTTTTTCAAGTTCTCGCACCTGCTCCCAGGTTGGTTGACTTGTTACCATAAGTTGCAGTTCCTTTATGGCCGCCTCCTGAGCTTTTACGACTGAGCGGAGCCGTGACATTTCCGTCTCGTGGTTCTCTTTGTATTGCCGGTGCTTCTTTACTTTTGCCAGGAATCCGGCTTTTCCGGTGATTTGATCCATGGCTATTCCCTCCCTTCTGCTTCAATTTTTTGGAAACGTGATATGCTGTGATATGCACCATCAGCAATAACTACTGGCGAGCCGTCAAACGCGGCATCTACCGTGTATTGCTTCCCCTGTTCGAGTCTGTGAAATGAGGCGGTACTATCTATGCAGATTACAGTGTCTCCAGCTTTTATCGGTGTATGTGTCATGGTGTTACCTCCCCATTCTTAGGCCAACGTACCCTCCGGCCTGATATTCAGCAATCATGGAACAATACTCAGTGTATGCCCTGTCTACGAATTGGACATACGGGTTTCCCTCGGAGAATGCCGCGAATTTAGTATCCTCAGGCATTCCGTCATACTTACATGCCGCTTGATATGCTTTTCTCCATGTTTCCTTCATTCCTGCGATTGCTTGCAGTCCCGGTTTTACTTCAATTCTCCCGCTGTGCCTTTTTGTGGTTTTCATGGTGTTACCTCCCTTCCCGCGTGTACCATGCGCGGATGTTATTTTAGAAGTTCAAAAGCTATGTTTGCCATAACAGGAGCGGTTTTCGTCCTGTACTTTGCCTTGTTATCTTCATTGATTGCATCATACACCTTGATAATGGCCGAGGCCGAAAACAGGTCAATCATGCACCCGTCGATCTTGGCGTATTGCTCATTGTCAACTATGCGTTTTATGGCGTTAATGCGTGCCATACCCTGATCTTCAAAGTTTGTCGGATTGATAACTTCGGTTCCGTGTTTCCGTGTCCGTGTTTGCTCTGTTCTCATGGTGTCCCCCTTCTCGGCCGATAGGACAGCCGGTGTGTTATACTGCGTATTGTTTCATGTTCGGGTTTTCCTCAAGCCATTTTAGGTATTCCCTGTGTTTCTCATCAAGGAACAATTCAACGGCCACCACTGCCTCGGCCTGAGTCAACCCCGCGTCTTCAACTCCCCATTGAGTCGCCCGGATAATACCATCCTCGTGGGATTTTCTTACCCGTGTGCTTGGGAGGTCTCTAGGGATACCGCACAGCGCGACATCATAGTCACTTGATCCCATCCCCGTAGAAATGAAGCCAACCCGTATTTTTTTGGTGCCAATGTTATAAAACCTATAATTTTCCATTTTGTGTCCCCCTTCTCCCTTTCGGGTGTGTTAGTAGTTAATTTTCGCTGCCAGCCACTCTTCGCGCGTCACGTTATGTTCGTGGCACCATATTTTAAAATCCTGCATGGTGGCGCAACACGTTACTGCCGATTCGATACACCCATCATCGTCTATGATACTGCCGTGATATGTAGCTGAGTTATCGTCATATTCTATTTTAAGCTGTCTCATTTTCGGTCCCCTTTCGTTTCGTTTGCTATGATATAATGCACATTCAATGCCAAATTCTCCCCGTGTGGGGTGTAAAACTCTATCTCCAATCATCGCTCCGAGCTATCAGAGCCATCGCTAACTCTGTGTGGTTAGCGCCATATACATTATCACTCTCATAGTCGGCAACGATCTCAAGCGCAACCTGCATTGCTGTACCATCGTATGTGCGGCAATACTGATTACCAGCGTGCGCCATGACATTACGTGTTGAGTATTCGTTATTATCCCACGACCGGCAATCATCGCCATCCAGCACCGCTAGGATCATATCGGCAACCTGATCGCCAGAGATCATACAATCAGCTGCGTACTTATCCGCCCATATAGCCATTGCATAACCACCTCCATCATCTAATACAACTGATATTTGTCTTTTGTTTTTCATTTCCTTTCCCCTTTCGTTCTTTTGTCTTGATATAAGAGCAATTAAAAATATCTGGTAATAACGCGCGGTTTTTGCGAAAAATCACATGGCCCGTATTGTCTGCGTAACCCACAAAGGTAAGAGAGTGCCTGTCGGTAAGTTGCGTTAGCAACGGTTACTCGCGTGCTATTATCAGTAACCGCCCACTGTCGTTTTATCGTGATTTTCTCTCTCTGCGTCATGGTTCGTTCTCCCTTCATTTTATTTTTTTCTCTTGCCCTGTATAAAAGCATCTTTTGTGCCAATTCTCTTGAAAAATCAGAGAAAAATGAGAATGTAAGGAAACTCAGCAAGTTACAAGCTAAAAAAAAACTTGACAGTGTTGCAATAAAAAAAGTAGAATCCCACTAAATGGGGATTTTCACGCATCGAAAATGGTCACATCGGGTGAAAAGTGAAGAAAATCAAGAGGAAAGCCCACAGGTGAAAATCACGTACAGAGCGGTGAAAAACCCCCATTTTCGCAGAGTAAGCAAAGACTGTAGCCAAATTGATACACTGTTTTTTGAATAGTCAATTGAATCAATACTTTATCGCTGTAGCCGATTTGATACATGTAGACGAGAAACCTGCTACACTTTGAGCTAAGTCTATGAAATCGCTAGATATGGGGACCAACTCACAGCCAACAAACAACCGAGGTCACGGATGCGACAGCCCGGAAAACCTCACTATATGCCGTGCAGTGTCCCCAGCCAATAGGCTGGTAAGAGATGCCAAGACGAGATAGATCGGGCCCGCCCAGGGATGCTAGGGGGCCGAAAAACGGAACGGGAAACGGCAAGGGAAGAGCCGGCGGCAGTGGAACAGGAAAGAAAACCGGCGGAAAACGCGGAAAGTGCTGATATGCCAAAGGTAGCTCAAGAGATAGACAGCCCGCCCAAGAGAAAACACAAACCATACAAACGCAAGTTCAATACTCAAAAAGTGCAAGCACTTGCAAAGCGCGGAATGATAGCAACTGACATAGCCAAGTCACAAGGTGTTTCACTGTCAACTATTACTCGGTATCTCGCAGAAGTAGACATAAAAGCAAAGGACATACAAAGGTATAAGGCAGGCAGGGCCGATAGATTAGCACTCAATCAGCTCAAGGCCGCAACGATTGCTGATATGATAGTTGATAAGTGGATTCAGGAACCGGAAATACTAACTTCACAAGACGTGCGCACTCAAAAAGAAGTTCTCATAGCCGTCAACTCAGTCAAGACTTATGATCATAATTCCGAGAGGTTAGAGCGCGACCTGTCAACATCGAACACAATATCCATAGTGGCAGACATCGAGACACTCCGAGCGCTCCGTAAGGCCAAAGTGGAGGGAAAATGCTAAAAATCTGTGAGATATGCGGTAAAGAGTATGAGACAAGCAGGAGTCATTCGCGGTATTGCAGTAACCCTGCATGTCGCAAGGCTGGCAGTCGTAAGGGTAAAACTGTGACATCCGCGCTTGAAACTGTGACATCTATCCCTGAAACTGTGACACAGTCCGAAAGTGTGACACAGAAGTCTGCCGTCGTTCCAGGCCGAGATGATATCTGGTCGGAGCAGTACGACACAAGCGAGGCGGGGTTCAGGCGGCGGAATAAGGCATGGGATAGCTTTCAACCACAATTCAGGCGGGACACGATAACAGCCTGCAAGCGTATCAACGCGGATCATGTAGCTATCAGAGCGGCAGTCAAGCGGGATGATGAGGCAGTCAGCGCGGTTCGTGGGATGATTTGAGGGGGTCTGTTCAGGCCGTGAACAGGGGGGGGCACAGGGCAAATTTGAAGTTGAGGTAGTATAATACTTCCCCCACTAAATTTCGGAAATACAAAAGGGTGATATGGCTGACAAGTCTTTAGGTGAGCGAGTGTTGGAGTTAGAGCAGAATTTAGTTGCGTATCAGCGTGAGACGTATCTTCGTATCGATCAGTTGGTTGCGCTTATTGATTTATTGCGGAAGCCTGTAGTTTACAAGCGCAGGAAGGTTAAGAAATAATTGGGTCGTAGTTCTTTCAAGAGGGAGCGTATAGAGGGAACTGGTGAGGATGCGAGTCTTGCCCGTATAGCGCAATTTGAGAAGGACTATGCTGTATTTTACTGGGAGCCGTATCCGTGGCAGGAGCGGATGATTAATGTTGTTCACCAGAAGAATGTTTGTGCACCGATAGCATCTAACAAGATCGGGAAGAGTTGTGCCGGGGCGTGTGTTGTTATTTCGTGGGCGTTGGGATTTGAGCCGTGGAGACCGATGGAGGATGGTGATCCTGATGCGGTGGAATATGGTGGTCACTGGTATCATAAGTCGAGTTTAGGGATTGAGCCTCCGGTGAACATCATAATTACCGGTGAGGACTGGAAGCTGCATTTAGGAAGGGTGATTGTTCCTGAGTTAAAGAAATGGTCTCCTGTAAACTTTTACAAGACGAAGAAGAACGAGCAGGGGGTTGAGTTTTATTGGGAGTGGATGAATGGAAGCACCTTTACCCTTATGAGCTATACGCAGGAAGATGATTTGTTTGAGTCATTCAGGGCGCAGGGTGCATGGGAAGACGAGCCGCCTCCCAAATCGAAACATACGGCGTTATCGAGAGGTCTTTTATTGGATAATGGAAAGACACTGATGACCTTAACTCCCTTGAAAGAAGCGTGGATACTCGATGACGTTGTTTTAAGTGGAAGAAAGGACATTGGCATTGTTGATAATCTGATGATTACGGACAATCCTGACCTTTACAATTCTGATTTAGCTGTTTTGAGGTCTATGGGTCTGGATGAACGACAATCTCAGGAGTTCTTTGACAAACTATTGTACGACGATAAGGAAAAGGATTTACCTGTTACGGATAAGGGACATTCGGCTGAAGTGTATTTGGAGAATCACGTACACCCTTCGCTGCATGAAAACATTGCAAAGCTGAAGATACTTAAATTCATAAAAGACATCGACCCGCCTGACGTTCCTCCTCGTGTTTTTGGGAGGTTCAAGAGCCTTGTGGGGCGGGTTTTAAAGCAGTTTGATACGAATATTCATGTTGTCAAGCCCTTTGACGTTCCTACGGATTGGCCGGTAACGGTAATGATAGATTTTCATCTTAATACTCCACAGGCTATCAGTTATTGGGCGGTGAACAGGCAGGATATTCATTACTGTGTAAGGGAAACCTGGAACAATTTGAGTGCAAGCGAGATAGCCGACGATATTATCAGAAACATGAAGGCTTTCGGGTGGAAATGCAGGGATGCTTTTATTGACCCCTTGAGTAAAGGCGACACTGCTTATGTAAGGAATATGCTTGGATCTGATGTTAAAGACGCTTTTTCCACTATTTACGATAAACTTTCGATTCACGGTATAACCCTTCACGTTGCAAGCAAAGACAAGGATAGCGGGATCAAGAACGTGCAGGAGGCATTGAGAGGTGTTAATGGCCTTCCGACCTGTTATGTCTTTGAAACATGCGAACGGCACCTATACGAAGTACAGCGGTGGGTATTTGATGATAACGGAAAGCCGATTAAAGAGAACGACCATTTTATGGAGAACTGGTATCGGTATTTTCTCACAGGTTCTAAGTACACGAACCACCTAATCAAGCCTATTCAGCGGAAATATTCGGTTGGTTCGGGCACGTGGATGGGTGTATGAGAGTGTTATTGATAGCATACGATAACGGCGACCACATACACCGATTCCCAATGGGGTTGGGATATATTGCCCGTGTGCTTGATAGGATGGGTATTGACATAGAGATATGGCAGCAGGATATCAATCATTACCCTGACGAGTCGCTTGATGTTTCCGACTATGATGTTGTGTGCATTGGTATTGTTGGCGGGTACTACCAATATAGAAAACTTCTCGGCCTGTCAAAATACATAAAGAATACGTTATTTATCATCGGGGGGCATGGTCCTTCACCTGAGCCTGAGTTCTTCCTAAAGAAAACCGGAGCCGATATTTGTGTCATTGGTGAAGGCGAAGAAACGGTACGGGAGCTTTTTGAAAGAATAGGGAATCATGAAAGTTTCAGTGATGTGCGTGGCATAGCTTATCGTATTGGAGAAGATGTTTATGTCAATCCGCGTAGAGAGACGATAAAGGATGTTGATAGTATTGAAATGCCGTTATATGAACGGTTCCCGATGGAGCATTACCGATTATTTCAGAGACCACGTTCAAAGAACACTGATTTTTCTTGTACCATGCTTTCAGGTAGAGGATGCCCGTTCAGGTGTAATTTTTGTTACCGTATGGATGAAGGATTCAGACCAAGAAGCGTTGATTCTATTGTTGAAGAAGCACTGTATCTTAAGGCTGAGTATGGGATTACCCGTATAGGGTTTGACGATGAGCTTTTAATGAGTTCAGTTAAGAGGACTGAAGAACTATGTAAGGCATTTCAAAAGCATTTTCACGGCATTGAGTGGGACTGTAACGGAAGGTTGAATTACGCAAAACCAGATTTACTTAAGCTGATGAAAGAAAGCGGGTGCGTGTTTATCAATTATGGCATCGAGTGTTACGACAACCAGATATTGAAGAACATGAACAAGAAATTAACTACAAAGCAAATCAAAACTGGAATTGAAGCGACCCTCAGTGCTGGAATAAGCCCCGGATTTAACATGATCTTTGGGAATATAGGCGAAAACGAGAAAACGCTGAACAAAAGCGTTAATTTTCTTTTGAAATATGACGATGGTGCACAGCGCAGGACAATCAGACCCGTAACTCCATATCCCGGGTGTGACTTGTATTACAAGGCGATTGAAGACGGTTTATTGAAGGATGTTGAGGACTTTTACGAGAATAAACACCTAAATTCAGACCTTGTTGCGGTAAATTTCACTGAAATGACTGACGATCAGTTCCATGATGCTCTTTTGAAATCGAACACAAGACTTTTGAAGAACTATTACAGCAAACAAAAGAGCCGTGTTTTAGAGCAGACAAAACATCTTTACGAAGAGAAAGACACATCATTCAGGGGTTTTAGATGAAGTGTTACCTGTGCGGGAAAGAGGCAATGATACGTCATCCGAAGTGCAGGGATAGAGATATTCCAGTGTGGGAATGTGAGTGCGGCCTTGTTTTTCTGAAAAACGACGGGTCATGCGACTATTACACGAGCAAACCTAAAGAATGGGAAAAGGCATGTGTGGAAGACGATGAACGGCGTTTCCTGCTCACGAGGAGCCTTATTACAAACAAAACGATACTCGACTTCGGGTGTGGAATGGGCGGTTATCTTAGGCTGGCTAAGCGGGTAGCATCCTCAGTTCAGGGCGTAGAGCCTAATGTAGAGGGATTTAAGGACATAGCAGTAACAAAAGAACTTGATATGTCACGTGAATATGATGTGATTACTATGTTCCATGTCCTTGAACACGAAAAAGACCCTGTTGCGACGCTTAATAGGCTGGGAAAAGTATTAAGGGGTACGATGATTATCGAAGTGCCCTCCGCTGATGACGCCCTTTTAAGCCTTTATGACTGCGATGCGTTTAAGGATTTTACCTATTGGTCGGATCATCGGTTCCTTTTTACCGAAGCAACGCTGAAAGAAGTTATTAACCGCTCGGGATTAGTCATTAAAGCGATTAAACACATTCAGCGGTATCATTTATCCAACCATCTTTATTGGTTGTCTAAGGGCAAGCCCGCCGGCCACAACGAATGGATGTTTCTTAATTCACCTGAGCTTAAAAACGCGTATGAGGCTTCTTTAGCCTCCATAGGCAAAACAGATACATTGGTAGCTTATGTCAAAAATATTCGTTGATATTGATGGAACTATCTGTTCACAGGAGAAGGATTACGCCAATGCGGTTCCGTGGATTGAACAGATAGAGAAGATAAACAAACTATACGACGAGGGACATACGATTATTTATTGGACTGCAAGAGGTTCACAGACAGGCATTGATTGGGGTCAAGTTACAAGGGCACAACTCGTGAAATGGGGATGCAAGTACCATGAAGTAAGGTTCGGTAAGCCTGAATATGATTTGTTTATCTGTGACAAGTCAAAAAGAATAGAGGAATTGCAGTGATTAAGACAATGTAAAAACTGCAATTATTGGGAGGAACGGAAAAATACCAATGGGGGTAAAGCATGTCTGCTTTAATGGTGGCTGAGATAGGCATTAATCACAATGGCGATATAAATATAGCCAAACAGCTTATTGACATAGCGCATTTTTCCAAATGTAATTACGTAAAGTTTCAAAAACGTGACATTCTTCAAGTGTACTCGAAGGAAGAACTCGACAAGCCCAGAGAATCACCGTGGGGGACTACCACGAGAGAGCAGAAGGAAGGGCTTGAATTAAGCTGTGATGATTTTAATGAGATAGACCGCTATTGTAAAGGTAAGATAGGTTGGTTCGCTTCGCCGTGGGATGTAAACAGTCTTGATTTTCTTGGCATGCATCCTGGATGCGCTTTCATTAAACTTCCTTCACCCTTAATTACAAACGAAAGATTGCTTGCGAGCTGTCATAATTACGATAAACAGGTAATACTTTCAACCGGCATGTCTAACATGGAAGAAATTGACAGGGCCATTGAGGCACTTGGACGGAAAAAGATTTATGCTATTTTAGCATGTACTTCAACGTATCCGACAAAAAATGAAGAAATTAACCTTAATTTTATTAAAACACTGAAAAGAATATACCCTTGGGCGAAGATAGGCTTTTCCAATCACAGCCCTGGAATTATCTTTATGCCGGTTGCGGTTGCCCTTGGTGCTGAAATTATAGAGTTCCATGTTACGCTTAACCGTTCAATGTACGGTTCAGACCAGCCGTCTTCCTTTGAACCAGAGGGAGTTATGAAACTCAGAAAATATATTGACGGCGTTGAGCAAGCCATGGGCGATGGGGTTAAACAAGTATATGCATCTGAAATTCCTATCAAGGAAAAGTTAAGACGATGATATTAGTCACATCACGAACAGCATCTTCACGCCTTCCCTTGAAGGCACTAAAAAAAATAAATGGTCTGATGACTATAGAAATATGTATCATGAGGGCTAAGATTACGGGGGAACCGGTCATTGTCTGCACAACCGACTTGAAAGAAGATGATATTATTGAAGTAATTGCAAAATGCAATAATGTGTTGTGTCATCGTGGAAGCGAAAAAGATATTATTGCCCGGTACTGGGGAGCTTTTCAGGAGTTTGGATGCGAAAAGGCAGTAACTTATCAGGCAGACAACCTTATGATGGACTTTGAACTGCTTAACCTTGGGTTAGAACAGCTTGAAAGAGACGATTTTATTAACGAGCCTGAGGGAATAGTTCAGGGAGCCTTTTCAATGGGGTTTACGCGGGACGCTCTCAGGGAGGCTTACGAAACAAAGAAGTCGAATGACACTGAAATGATATGGGAATTTTTTAAATGCAAACCGAAACCCCTTGAAATAAACGATCCCGTATATTTTGACGACATACGAATGTCACTTGATTATGAAGAAGATTTTGAGTTTTTTCAGAAAGTATTTGAAAGATTTGATTACACAGCCCCGTTGCGAGAAGTTATCCCAAACATTAAAGACCTGGCGCATATAAACTTTTTCAGAAAGCAGGACTGGTTTAATAACCAGAAAAAAGTCATAGCAGGGTACAGGTGACAATGGATACAATAGAATCTAAAAAAGAAGTTAAAATAACCGGTAAAAAAGAAGAGGATCTCTTAAACACTATTCGTGACAGGTATAAAACTTCTGTTGACGGGTGGAACGAGATCTATGAAGATGCCAAAGCGGATATCCAGTTTGTCTATGATATAGGTGAAGGGCAATGGCCGACAACGATACGCTCTAAACGAGAAAAGGCACGAAGACCGGTATTAACCATTAACAAACTCTTGAAGTTTGTAAGGCAGATTCGTGGAGACCATTTACAGAACCGCCCAAGAATAAAAACAATACCGGTTGACAGCAAATCTGACCCCGCCATTGCTACGTTATACGATGATTTGATAAGGCAAATCGAATACCTGAGCGATGCTCATATAGCCTATGACACAGCTTACGGACACGCTATCGCAGGTTCGATAGGGTTCTTCAGGTTAATAACAAGATGGAGCCAAAATAACCCCTTTGAACAGGACATTTTCATTAAACGGATAGTCAATCCATTTATGGTTCATTTTGACCCTTCCGCGACTGAGTTTAACTATGAAGACGCAAGGTGGTGTTTTATAGAAGACTCGATTAGCAAGAAAGAATTTGAACGCAAGTACCCAGATGCTGATACAAAAAACTTTGACACATCAAGGCGAAGTGACAGTAACGATTGGTTTAGCGAAGATAGGGTAAGACTTGCTGAATATTTCTGGAAAGAACCATATACCAGAAAGATGGCACTTTTAAGTGATGGGAGTCATGTTCAGTTAGGAAATAACTCAGAAGCGAAGATAAAAAAAGACGGACTGCAAATCATAAAAGAGAGAAACGTTGAAAGCCACAGGGTAATGTGGTGCAAGACAAACGGTTATGAAATACTTGAACATGGGGAGTGGCCTGGGAAATACATACCGGTAATTCCCGTGCTTGGTGATGAGATAGTAATAGACGGCAAGAAATATTATCTATCGCTTATACGGGGGGCCAAAGATCCCCAGAGAATGTATAACTACTGGTCGCGTTTAAGTCTCGACACTCCAGTTCCCACAACACACGGATGGAAAACAATGGGGAGTCTGGAAATCGGAGACAGGTTATTTGATGAAAACGGAGAACAGTGTAGTGTTTTGGGATTTAGTCCCACGTTCACCGATAAACCGTGTTTTAAGGTGACATTTAGCAATAATACATCAATTGTCTCAGATGACGAGCATTTGTGGACAGTTAAGGAATTACACGATAAAAAGTGGGTCACAAAAACAATCCACACAAAAGAATTGTCACCTGAAAAACATCGGATTGCAATAGCTAAACCACTCCAATTGCCGGATGTGCAATTTCCTATTTCACCTTATGTCTTGGGATTATGGATTAGTGATGGAGACTCCATAAGACCGAAGGTGTTTACCCATAAAAAAACATTGGATGAAGTCTCTGATATTTTATCGAAAGAAGGAATGAATATCAGGAGTGGGTCTATCTGTAAGGCATCCAATACGTATGGAGTTGCACTTTTGGGAATACGGAAAGAGTTTACCAGACTCAACTTACTTGGGAACAAGCATGTTCCTAAAGAGTATTTGCGTGGTTCTTTTGAACAAAGACTGTCTTTGTTGCAAGGGTTAATGGATGGCGACGGGACGTGTAAGGAAAACGGCATATGTAACTTTGCAACAATTAAAGAATCCATTGCAAAAGACGTATCCGAATTATTGAGTAGTCTTGGATTTAAGGGGACATATTACAAACAAGCAGATGGCATGTATTGTTTTAGCTTTACACCACGGGATTTTCCTGTCTTTAGGTTGAAATACAAAAAGGACAGGCAATATACAGAGAGAGGACGAACAACGCAATCATGCCACTATAAAATTGTGTCCGTCGAGAGGGTTGATTCTGTCCCTGTTCGGTGCGTAAAGGTCGATTCGCCAAACGAGCTGTTCCTCGCCGGTGTCGGTATGATTCCGACGCATAATACAAGCGGAACGGAGACTGTTGCCCTTACTCCTAAAAGTCCGTTTATCATTGATAAGCGTCAGATAGACGGATTTGAAACGGAATGGGAAGAGTCTAACGAAGAAAACCGGATGTATATACGTTATAATGCCATTGCAGGATTACAGAAGCCCTCGAGAGAACCACAGGCACAGATACCGGCTGCAATAATATCGATGATGCAGACTACGGCTTATGACATAGAAGACCATCTTGGAAGATATGAAGCCTCCAAGGGTGCCCCGTCTAACGAAAGAAGCGGAAGGGCCATACTTGCAAGAGTAGAGCAGTCTGACAGAGGAACATTTCAGTTTATAGACAACCTTACGAGAGCCATTACATATTGTGGAAAACAGCTTGTTGATCTTATCCCCAAGATTTACGATTCGGAACGAGCTTTAAGAATTATGGACGAATCTGGCAACCAGAGGTTTGTTGCGGTGAATACTCCGGTTCAGAAAAGTGACGGTTCCATAGGAACGATTAACGACCTTTCAGTAGGGCAGTACGATGTTATAGCGTCAGTTGGACTTTCTTACGGTTCAAAGCGTGAAGAAATGGTTAGGATGCTTATAGAGTCAATGCAGTACGCTCCCGACCTTGCACCGGCAATAGCACCGCTGATATTTAAGTATGCTGATTATCCGGGGGCGGAAGAAGTCTATCAGGAAATAAAGAAGGCAACAGAAAATATGAAGAAGCAGGAGGCGGAAGATGGCGGCATACGCACATGAAAGCATAACGGTCAATACAGCGGTCGGGCTTACCTCGACCTATTTAAGTTATCCCCACAATAAAAACGGGGTACCACTGAAAGAGGTTGTTTGCAGCCTTGAAACCGCTGCAATCAGGATAGCCGTTGATGGGACTACGCCAACATCAAGCGTGGGGCATCTCATTAACCCAGGCGATGTTTTTTATCTTGACGCAGTTGAAGCATCCAAGTTTCGTGCTATCAAATCTGGGTCAACGAACGGCGTTTTGAAGGTAACATATATAAGCTGATGACTGAAATACAAAAAAAGATCATCATTGAAGTATTGAAAGCATTAAAGGGCATCCAAAAGATGCTTCAGAAGCTCTTAGAAGAGTAAGAGCATCTGCATATTAGCTTACCCCCCATTAGGGGACAAAGGCAACTTTCCGAAAGGAGGTTGCCTTTTTATTTTCGCCGTATGGCGCAAGGAGGAACAAGATGGAACCGACACAAGTCGCAGAAGAAAAAGAGGTTACAGGCATTTCCAAAGAACCGAAGGAACAAGTTGAGGAACCAAAGGAAGAACCCAAGGGGGAACCCCAAGAAGAACCCAAGGAGGAACCAAAAGAGGAGCCAAAAGAGGAGCCCAAGGATGAACCAAAGGATGAGCCTGCGAAACGAAAGAAAACGGCGCAAGAAAGAATTAACGAGCTAACTCGCCAACGAAGAGAAGCAGAGAGAGAAGCGGCTTACTGGAAGTCTCAGGCAGAACAAACAAAGAAACCAGTTCAGGAGGACTTCGAGGATTTCAATGACTACATTGCAGCCGCAATAGATCACAAAGAACGGCTTAAGGCCGCTGAGAATATCAAGAAAGATATGGAACTCAGGAAGAAGGCCGCGCTTGATGTGTTTAAAGAAAACGCAACCGAAATCAAAGCCAAAAACCCAGATTTCGACGAAGTTATTGAAAGACCCGTTTTTACAGACACAATGAAAAGCGTCATATTTGCTATGGATAACGGTCCAATGGTTGCCTACCACATAGGCAAGCATCCTGAAGTTGCGGGAAAGTTTGTACATCTCGCGCCTGAACAACAGATTTACGAAATATTAAAAATTGAACAGAGCCTTTTGCTCTCGGAAAATAAAAAGAAAATATCTTCCGCGCCACCTCCGATAGAACCAGTAGGCATTACGGGAACATCAGAAAAAGACCCGTCAAAAATGTCAACGGCTGAATGGATGGCATGGGATAGACAACGTGAAGTAGAAAAATTGAAAAACAAATTAGGAGGATAAAATGTCAAATACTATAAAGACCCTAAGTGATGGCGACATTACTAGGAAGGCTTTGTCGATCAAATGAGGTCGCTTTATACAGCAATGTATATCGAAGAACACTGTGAACTCGGTGAACATCTAAGTGGTTTTCTCGTTGACATTGTGTAGTATATAACTTATACTCCATAATAAACAAAGGAGAATCATATGACAATACCGAGCCAAGACTTGATGAAAAGATGCACTAAATGTGGAGAGGCTAAGAGGATAGATGATTTCCCAATATCAAAATACAGGAAAGATGGAACTCCAGTATCAAGACCAATGTGCAGAGAATGTTATAACCGGTATCATGTTGAATGGGGAATCAGGAACAAAGAGAAACGCAACAGGTATTTTAGAGAATGGCGTGCAAAGGAAGGCGAAAGATATAAAAAGCAACAAAGGGATCGTTGGCACGCAAGGTTAGATGCTATGAGCAAAGAAGAGAGATTAATATACAATGCAAAGCAAGCCAAGAGTGTGCGAGAGAGAAATATGATTATGAAAAACATTGTATACGATGCTTATGGTGGATACAAGTGTGCTTGTTGCGGTGAAACAGAACCATTGTTCCTTAGTATAGACCACGTTAATAATGACGGTGCAGAACACAGGAGAAAGTTAGGTATCAAGGGCGGAACAGAAATATATCGTTGGTTAATAAAAAATGATTTCCCTGATGGATTTCAGGTTTTATGTTACAATTGTCAACAAGGAAAAAGATTAAACAACGGTGTCTGTCCTCATCAAGTAAGGTGTAACGACTATCCCGTCAAGGGAGTAGGGCCAAGTGGCTCGAAGCGCAGTGCATCCCAAGAGGATGATGATATAGTCTGCTCTGCATAGAAATATGCAGCAGTCCGAAAAGGACGGGCTGGAATTAACGACTCCAGTTGAACATAAAGGACTCCATAACAATCTCGTGTTCTGCAAGGAGATAAACAAGGAATACGACAACAGATTCGCTGTAAGTGGAGCCAAGAACGGCGGGTCTCTGCTTATTCGTGAACCTAACCAGTTTACGGTTAGAACCGGTGCGATCATGGATTCACAGGACGTTACCGAGTCAACGCAGACCCTGACGGTGGCTACGCAGAAGGGCGTTGATATTAACTTTAGTTCTGTGGAGCTTACCCTTTCGCTTGACGAGTTCGCGGACAGAATTCTGAAGCCCGCTATGGCGCGTCTCGCTGCGGATGTTGACGCA